CGTCCAGACGACGCCGCCGTCCGTGGTGGTGTTACCGAGCGTGACATCGAAGGTCGGCGCAACCGCATCAGTGGTCCCGGCCGTCGTGCACTCGAATTCGATACCGCCGAAGATGCGGAAGTCTGACGCTTCTACCGCCAGTTGCTTCACCGTCAATTTCATGCCGTCGATCGCGAGACTCTGGACCGAGTACGAGTCGGTGGAAGACGGATAGACGCGCCAGCGCAGGTAACGCATACCCGCTCGCAACGGAAGCTTCAGCGTGTGCTTCTCCCATTTACGGACCGGCAACAACTGCTTGGAATAGGAGTCCTTGTCGATGACCGAGTTCTGCGCAGCGTTAAGTGCTTCAAGCTCGACCTTGCCTCCGTTGCCGTGTTCGCGGCCGGTCATAAAGAACTCAGCCTCGACGTAGAAAAGCCCGCTGTCAATCTGCGAGGCTGTCAACGGAGTCTCGGTGAGAAGGTTGACGTTGCGAGAGGTTTCAGCCTGAGAGAACTCCAGATACCATTCACCAACCATCGGCGACATGAACAGGTTCGCCTGCTTCCGCTTGACGAACAACGCCCAAAATCCCATGAGGTCAATTTCGTCGGAGAAGTTCTTGACCTCGTAATCTGCGAAGAACCCGGACGGCGCGTTCAGGAGGGCGACCACGCGATCGCCGACCTTGTACGTTTTCGCCACGCCGTGCTGATCCGGGATGAGCTTGATCTTGCACTTCTTGTCGCCGACATCGAGACGGCATTCCGGGATGTAGACGTTGCCGATCTTGGTCGTCAGCAGATCGATGAGGCCGCGCAGCTCGACCAGAAACGCGCCGGACGGTACGGTTGATACCTCGCCAAAATATCCAAAGCGAAGTTTGCAGGAGCCCATCGACAGGTCCTCGTAATTCACGAGGAAGATTTCCACCTGCGCATAATCGAATGCGCCATTGCGGAGCTCCGTTTCCGGGATGGTGTCGTCGGTCAGGAAGCCGGTGACTTCCATGTTGTCAACTGCGAGGTTACCCGACGACTTGATCGCGGTCTTGTTGAAGCCGCCCATCGCCTTGTAGGTCTCACCGAGATAGGTGATGTCGGCGTCGTGCTCGGTGTAGGAGAAAACCTTTCCGTCTTGACGCTGGATGCGCCAGCACGTCGTGACGGTGGTGCTGCCCGAGGCAAGGTGCGCCTTGAGCTCCGGCGACATGGTTTTCATTAGATCGCACCCTTGATTTCGACAACGGGAATCGATTCCCACGTCTGGATGTTGAAGTAGTCATGCGAGGCGTCGAGATGATCGGTGTCGAACCGGGCATGCACGTCAAATTCGAGATCGGTGATGATGATCATCGCGCCGTCAGCCGGGGCCTTGGTGGGCTTGAAAGTCAGCACGCCAGTGGAGTAGTCGATGTCGAAATCGGTACCCTCTACTTTTGCGACACCGCCGACGAGAAGCCCGGACAGCGTTCCCTGCACCGGCTTGGTGATGGTGCGGTCGTACTGATTCGGTCCGGTGTCCTCGTAGGACTTGATGATCTGGAAGACGCGGTTGGTGCCGTCGCCTTGACCGATGTTCTGATCCTGAATCTGGTAGTCACTCCAGTCCTTGAACCGGAACGAGTGCGCCGCGCCACGGCGACCGTAGAAGAAGTCCCGGAGCGCCACCATCTGCTCCGGTTCCTTGATGCCGTGGGTCACGTCGTACTCGGCCTTGACCACCGACCAGTCCTGATTGCGCCGCTCGTAGCCGGACGCCAACTCCAAGACGGTGGTCTTGAACTTGGGTCCGCCACGGGAGCCGTAGGAGATGTCCTCCGGGAAGCGCACATTATGGAAGGCCATTGGTTACTGCCTCTGCAAAGACCGCTGGTAAGCCGAAGCCATATCCAACTGGATTTGGCGACGAGACTTCCGAAACGCGTTCGGGTCCGGGGTCGTGATGTTGACGTTAAAGACTGGACGAGCTTTACCAGCCGGGGTGTTACCGTCAAGATTTTCTTGACGACCGGCTCGCGGCTCGTTGTCACCGAGATCAACCGGGATCGAGCGTCCGCGCGACAGCGGGATAACCGCCTCGTTCGGGTGCAGGATCGCAGGCATGCCACCCGAGGTGTTGGCCGTGCCTTCCGCGTAGTGCGGAGCGCCAGACCATGCCGAACCCGGCAGGGAGCCCGTGGCGACCGGCGAGGTCGCGTAACCACCTTCGCTGAACAGGCCACCCATCAAACCACCCATCGGGCTTCCGAGGGAGCCGAGCAGGCTGATGATCGCCGAGCCGAACTGGCCGAGACCCGGAACAGCGGAGGCGAGCGGACCAAGCAGTCCGGTGATGCCGGAGCCGAAGCTTCCGAGACCCGGCTGTGCCGTCGCAGCGGCGGTACCGGCCTGCTGAGCCTGCATACCCGCCTGACTGATCTGGGTGCCAGCCTGCGTGAACTGCGGACCGGCCTGCTGAGCACTCATGCCTGCCTGCTGCATGCCGAGAGCGGCCTGCTGCGTGGACATGGTTTCGGTCTGGTTCGCCATGACCTTCTGCTGAGAAGCCATCTGCGCCTGCTGCGCCGACGACTGCTGCTGGGTGTTCGCCGTCTGGGTGGCGGTCGTCACCTGCTGCATGGTCGATGCCGTCTTCGACAGCTCGGCGTTTGCCTGCGAGATCGAGTTGGTGACAGTCGGATCGACCGGCTGGACCCCAGCGCCCGCCGTGCCCGGCTGCGGCATTCCCGGATAGGAGATGCCAAAGTTACCCGGACGATACTTCTGCAACTCCGGAACCGTGCCGTGGTTGTGGATCGCCTTGCCGACGCCGTACTGCGGGCCGTCGAGCGCGTTGATCCACGGCAGGTTCTTCTTCGAGGAGTAGTTCGGGTTCGCGTAGTTCAGATGATCGCCAACCGAGGACGGTGCACCGCCCGCACGCTGTGCCAACCAGTCATCGACCAGAGCCGAAGACTTACCATACTGGGCGCGGCTGATGTCGCGGCCGATCATGACCTCATCGATCGTGTTTCGGCCCTTCTTGTCGGTCAAGATCGAGTTGACATCCGAGAACTGCGAGCGGGCGTTGACAACATCCTCAATCGTGTTGCCCCACTTGCCCGAAGCCTTGCGGTTCAGGATGGTGTCGATGATGCCCTTACCCTGCATGTCACCAGCCTTGGTGACCCACTCGGTGGCGAGCGTCTTCTTGAGGTCAACGATCTCCTTCTCGGACAGGCTGATACCAACACCGTTCGTCGGTACCGGCATGCCACCACCCAACGCGCCGGTCTGGACCGGATCGACGTTGACGGTGGAGCCCTGCACCATCGGCAGCGATCCACGCATCGGCGGCATCTGGATATCAGCGTTGTTGACCCGGACAGGTCCGCCAGCCATCGCCGCCGTGTTCGGGTCGAACTGGCCGATACGTGCAGCCTCTTCCTGCTGCAAACGCCACTTCCAGTCTTCCGCTTCCGGCGTGAAGGTCGGGTTGCGATCGACGCCCGGCTGGGTCTTGGAGAAGTCGTGGCCGGAGCGATCGCCGTTCGGCAGCATCGGCTGCGAACCACGCAGCGGCGTGTCCTGAACACCCTTCAGTCCAGCACCCTGACCGTTCGGTCCAAGCGGACCGCGCAGTTCGGTACCGCCGAGCAGGTCTTCGATCGGCTTGCCGTCAACCGTCAGGCCGCTGGTGTAGACGTTCGTCATTGCCGTGTTGATGGTGTCGCCGATCGCGCCGAGCTTCTCCAGCGCCGCTTCTGCGGCCGAAGCGCCGTTCTTTTCGCCGTCCATACCCATGGCACCTGCGATGTCCTTGAACATCGAGTCCAGTGCGATCTTCGCGAACTTCTGGAGGATCGACTGCGCCAGCTTACCGAAGTCGGCTTCAGCGCCGGTTGCGAACGCAGCCAGCTCGCTCGACAGGTCGCCGATGCTGTCCTTGACGGCCTCATGCATGTTGTCGTTGAAGTCGCCGACCGACGCCGCCCAACGCTCGATACCATTTCCGAGCTCGCCGTTCATCTTGGCGATACCCTCGTAATAGTCCTGAGCGATGCGGACCTGCTCCTTCGACAGGACCACGCCCTTCTTGAGCATGTCGTACTCGAACTTCTTGGCATCGTTGAAGGCGCGCTGCTCGGCGGTCTTCGCCTTTGCCGCTGCGAGCTCCTCACGCAGGCCACGGACTTCTTCGCCGAGCGGGTTGCGGTCTTCGAGCGTCTGTGCATCGAGCACGCGCTTGAACCCGGCCTTCTGATCATCCGTCAGGCCGCGCTTCTTGGCGATCTCGTCCAGCATCTTGAGCTGGCGAGCGTACTCTTCGTTGGCCTTGCCGATCGGGTTCAGCTCTTCCCAGAGCTTCTGTTCCTTGTCGGACAGTGCCTTCAGCTTATCGGCATCGCGCTTCTGTTCCTTGGCAGCATTCTGGGCGAAAATCTTCTCACTCAGGATGTTCTGTTCGGCGATCGCCTTCTGCTGCTTTTCGAACTCGGCAGCGGAGTCGGTCATGCCGTCGAAAGCGCCCTCACCCATTCCCATGAGCGAGTCAACGATCTGCTGTGCACCGGCAACCATGTCGTTACCGATTCCGGAAATCGATCCGGCCATGTCAGTTCCGGCCAGATAGTCGAGCGCTTCGATGATCTTGTAGACGCCGCGCGCCAGTACCAGTGCTGCGGCGACCGCGAAGAACAACCGCTTCGTGAAGAAGCTGAAGAAGGTCATGACCGCTTGCAGGGCCTTGCCGGATGCCAAGAAGGCAAAGGCACGGCCGAGCGCCATCACGGCCGAAGCCGCTCCGAGAACCAACGCCTGCATGATCGACAGCGGCGCGGTGAACAGGCGCAGGGCATGGGTCGCAGCAACGATGATCGAGTAGCCCGCGAACGCCTTGAAGAAGGAGATCACGGTGTCCTTGTTCTGGGCCAGAAATTCGGCGACGACTGCGACCGCCTTGAAGGCGCGCTGGAAGGCATTGCCAACGTCAGCCGCGAACTTCTGTGCAGCGTCCGAATCCATGATGGCTGCGAGACGGTTCGCCATCGCACCGAGCGCGCTGTCGAAGTTGTTGTCGAAGATCACCTTCTTGAAGCGCGTCCAAGAGTTCTCCAGACGAACGAACTGACCCTGAGTCGAGTTGACGGCGGCAGCGGCAGCATCGCCGAACTGCGCCTTAACAGTCTTACCCATTTTGATGATCGCATCGGAAGTAACTTCCCCAGCTTCAATCATCTTCATAAGTTTATTTACAGGAACGTTCAAGCTATCCGCAAGAATTTGGACCGCACCCGGAAGATGATCGCCGAGCTGAGTCTTGAGCTCTTCCATTTGGACAGCGCCCTTAGAAATAATTTGCTCCAAAGCAATGAAAGCATACTTCTGACTTTCTGCCGAAAGCCCCATTGCGGAGAATCCTGTACTAAAATTCTCGAAAACTTCCTGTGTATCTTTGATCGACAGGCCGGACAGTCGAGCTGCCACGGCGAACTTACGGTACGAGTCTGCCGCCGCTTCGACCGAGATCGGCATGCGGGTGGTCAGGTCGTTGATGAAGTTGAGGTGCGACTGTACTTCGGACGCCGAAGTAGAAACCGCGCCGAGCGTACGCTGGAGCGACTGCCATGCCGCGCCGGTCTGGTAGATGCTCTTGGCGAAGCCGATGATCGACATGCCGCCGAACGCCGCCGACAGGGCGCTGATCGCGCTGCTGACCATGTTGGTCTGGGTGAACAGACCGGACATCGCATTACGCGCGTTCATCGTCGCGCGCTGGAATGCGGTCATGCCGCGCTGACCCGACTGGCCGACCTGAGAAAGGACTTTACCGATGTTGAAGCTGATACCGTGAAGCTTTTGGAGAGCAGCCGCGACCTGTGCAATCTGCTGCGGGTTCGCCCCCTTCATCGCATTAAGCAAGGCTGCGAGGTTCGTACCGGCGCGCGCGGATGGGCCGGAGAAGCCTTGCAGAGAGGTCTTCAGCGTTCCGAGGTTGTTGGCGAGTGCTGGCGAAACGCGATACTTGGTCAGCTCCTTCAGGAACTTCGGCAGGTTCATCGCCGACTTCGACGGTCCGCCGAAGCCGCGCATGGCAACCTTGAGGTCGGTGAGGCGCTGCGCCAGTCCCGAGCCGATCTTGATGTTGCCGATCGGGTTGAGGGTCGGAGCCCACGCGCCAAGGGACTTAGGCGGGCCACGGAATCCCTTCATTGCGCCCTTCAGGTTGTTGAGCTTGTCGATGAGATCGCTACTGATCTTGATGTTGTCGAGCCCGCTCAGCGCTTCCGGCAGCTTCTTCAGGCTATTGCCACCAGTGAAGCGAATGCCGTTGACGGCGACACGCAGGCCGTTCAGGCTGTTGACGACACCCTTGTTGACTTTGATCTGGTTGAGCTGGCGGACGGCGGAGTCGATCTGCTTCATCGAGCGCGTCAGGCCGGAGGTGTTGATCTTCGAGAACTGATCAAGGGACTTGAAGGCGCTCTTGGAGCGCGAGTCGAATTCGCGCAGCGCCTTGAGGGAGCTGTTGAGCTCGTCCGAAAACGACTTGACCTCGCGCGTTGCCGCGCGAGCGTCCAAGCTGATTTTCATGTTATAGCCGTCACTCACCGTCGTCGTCCTTTACGCCTGTTTTCCTGAGCCCGCTTCTCCCCTTCCCTCTTGGCCTCTTCCTTTGCCTTCTCGCGATTCGTTGCGATCTTGGCGTAGGTGACCTTGAGCCACTCGATGTCGAGGATGGTGATGTGGTGGAGAAGTTCTCGCCGTTGCTCTTCGTCGTAGCGGCCTTCAACAAGGCAGTAGGCGTGGAGCTCTTGAACGGTGATCGGCTGTGGGCCAGCCTCGTTGACCAGTCTGGTTCGGGATAGGATCGCAAAGGATTCCCAAATCCAGTAGAGGTAGGCAGGAAGATCGTCGGTCGTCTCGTCTTCCGGGTCGGCTGTCAGGGGAGGTGGTTCGGAGTCTGGCTGGCCGCGTCTCTTTCGGAGCTTTGCCTGCATTTCGAGAGCGAAGGCGCGGTTACGCGCCTTCTTGTCTTCGACTGGCGTCTCGAAACTTTTGGTCAGCCAGCTTAGGAGTTTTTTGCGTCGGCCTCGCGGTCGCGCTTCTTGAACGTCTCGTCGGCCATGAGGACGCCGATCACGTCTCGCAGGAAGCGAGGTTCGTCGCGAAGGAACTGCTCAGCCTTCGCCGAGGAGAACGGGATCGGACGCTCGATCTCGATGCCTTCCGCATTGAACTCGCCGGTACCTTCGGTCAGGTTCCAGTCCACGATGCTGGAGCGCGCGAGCAGCGCGACGTTGATCTCGTTCTGATCCTCTTCCGACAGGTCCTTGCCCTGACGGAGGATGGCCTTGTGCGGCTCCTGCAACTTGGTGCGCAGTGCCTTGGTGTGAGCGGAATCGAACGCACGGACGCGGACCTTGATGCCGTGGCCGAGGTCGGCCCAAGTGCCTTCTTCAGCGGCGGTCTTGTCGTGAGCGTAGATGTCGGAGAACTTTGCCATGATATTCAACTTCCTATTCGGGGTTAGGGGGTGGTGAGCAGGCCCCGACAACCTGCTCACCGTTCGCGCGCGCAAACTGCGCTTAACCGGTCGGGACGGTGACGAACCGGGGCGAACCCCGGCCGCGTGTTCAGTTTATCTTGACACTTAGGCCATAGCGCCGAGCGTCGAGGAGAAGCGGTCAACCTGCATCATGCAGGCGGTGGCCGCGTCACGCTGTGCTTCCCACTCGATGTTCTCGATCACGTCTTGGTCGATGCCCTCCGGAGCAACCGGGTCGGAGGTCAGCTTGATCGCCGGGATCGTGAAATCGTAGCGGTTGGAAGCAAGGTCCTTGTAGAAGAAGGACAGCTTGATCGTGTCGTGGTTGACGAACTTGTCGAAGAGCTCACCGGTTTCGAAATAGGCCGAGAACGAGCCGGTCAACTGAAAGCGACCGACGCCGATACCAACGGCATACTTGTGACCTACGGCGCGCTGCTCACGGAGCGAGGCATCGCCGGAAAGCGAGATCGACTGGATAAATGCGAGGTCCGAACGACCGTCCAGCGAAAGCTCGCCGACGTTCGAGGTCGCATTCATGATTTCGTGCGACGGTGCATCCTTCGGCGTGTACGGCGCGTTGCGCAGCAGCGACGTGTTGTCGAGGCGGCGTTCCATCGAGCGACCCATCAACTGGATCGTGCCGGTGGAGATTTCGCCCGAGTTGATTTCGAGCTCGAACGAACCGACGCGCAGACCACGGCCAACGAAGTGGCGATCAACGTCTTCGAACGAAGTCTCGACGGTGAACGACTGGCGAACGAAGTCCTGAACGCGCGACGGGTTGCGGATCATGGAGCCCTTGATCACAACCTTGACCGCGCCAGCGTTGGCGTTGGTCGCCGGAGCCGGGGAGATGCCGATCACGTCGTCGGAGACCGAGGTAACGGTCACAACGCCGCGAAGGCTGTCGTCGCCGCCTGCGAAGTTGGTCACAGCCAAGACGTTGCCGGTATCGACTTCCTCAACGATCGAGCCGCCGCTGTTGTCAGCGAGGTTCTGGAGCGTGAGGGTGCCGGTTGCGGCGGTTGCCTTGATCTTCAGGTTGCCACGGTTGGTTTCGAGCAGGATCGCAGCAGCCAGAGCGTCGGCAGCGGTCGTACCGGAAGCACCGGGAACGACTGCAACGTAACCCGGAAGGATCACGCCGCCGAACTGGAAGCCCTTGCGCTTCTCGCCATCCGAGAGCATGACGCGGGTGCCCGCAGCCGGAACGCCGGAGAATACGATCGAGCCCGCCTCGCGGCCGAGGCCGTCGATGTGGAGCTTCTGACCGATCACGAGCTGGTTGGCAGCGACGGCCGAGGCGAAGGCGTTACCGCCGTTCGAGTCGATCGTTGCAGCACCGGCCGTGCCAAAGCGGATGGCGGTGGACTGGACGAGAACGTCGTTGGCATCGAGAACCGC